CGTGCTAATTGTGGGTTTAGTGCCAACGTTAGATAAAAAAGCAACTATTGCAAAGGTTCGTGAGTTTTTCTCTGAAGATAAGTATTATCCCACGATTAAGCGGCGATCTGGTGAGTATGGCTTAAAGTCGCCACAGATGGATGTCACTGGGATCCGTGGTTCACGGTTTGGTAACTCGACAGAAAAGATGATGGTCATGTTTGCTGAGTACGCTAAGGCTAAGAGGACAGTTGATGATGCAATCGCTGGTTGCCGGCAAATGAGCCAGGTTATTCTCAAGAAACGTTATATTGATGGCTGGGATATTTATGATGTGCGACCTCTGGTTAACCGGTATGGTCACGAAACTTATACCAACGCTGATAAGTATGCCTGTCTTGAGTTTGCAGACTGTCTGGAACGTAAGGCGTGGGAGAACAATGTCGACAGTGAAATCACCCCAAACGTGCTGGTATTTGAGAAAAACGGGTCATGAAAGGGTCGTGAGCAGGTCGCCAGCGGGATACGAACGGGAAGATAATGGTGCTAGGATAGTATTGTCGAAAAATAAACGACTACCATTCATAATCACCCAAAGAAGTCTAGTCATTTGGCTAGGCTTTTTGTATTATGTTTAATTGGGTGATTATTTATGAAAAAGATAAAAGTTTTTTGTGCAAAATATCAGCAAGCAATTTATACATTGATTGCAGTTATTTTAATTCTAGGTATTGTTTATTTTTCGTTACATGGATTTGATGCTTTTATTAAATGGGCAACAACCGATGTTGGCTCAGTTGCGGAATGGACAGGAAGCATCGGAACTATAGCTGCCTTTGGTGCTGTCATTTGGCAACAAGGAAGACAGGAAAATATTACGAGAGCAGTAAACGTTGAGGAATCGAGGCCGAGGTTCTCTACATCTTTTACGCCTAAGTGTGAAGTAGGGACAAAAGTATTGTTTTGGAATAGGTATCCAAATGATATTAATGATTTATTTGATGATTTTAAGGGCTATAGATTTATTAGTATGCAGAACATTTCAAACAATGTCGTGTACGATTTTTCTGTGATTTTAAAATATCATAGTAAAGATAACTCTAATATAAGAACAGACTATTGGATTCATTCAGGAATATTCCCTAAACAAAGTATAATTATAATTCCTAAATTTAAAGGTACGAAAGATGATAAAATAGGCAATTATATTTACGATGAACTCTTGGTGAAGTTTATAACCCCAGCTAATGAAGTCGGCTTTTATTCGTTGAATAACTCGAATGATGATAGGACAGATTCTAGTTTAGGATTAGAAAAGTATTATTTTGTTAAGGGAAGTCATATAAAGGGTGTTACTGCAATCAATAAAGATGAAATGCTGACAGTAAAAAGTGAAAAATGTCAGCATTTTGATAAGCAATTCAATTCCCTGAGTGGGCATACTAATTTTTTGGAGAAACATCATGATGGAAAGATTTACTAAATTTTTATCATTTTTTTGTTTTTATCTTTGGATAGTTATCGTTGCTTCAACATTAATTATTAACTACATTAGATAATAAGTCAGCCTAGTGCTGGCTTTTTTGTTTGGAGGAATAATGCGAAATACGAAACAGTACGGCTTAGTCAGCAGTTGGCAAGAACATCAAATGCTGATTCGAGCCCAGCATACATATGAAAAATTACATAGAAAGAGCAAGCCGACATATTCCAAGAGTGTGCCGGCTTTTAGTTTGGACAATGCTAAACGGAGGTGTGGTGAGATGCCAAGGGTTAGACGATGTCGGTATCCGGGTTGCCATGCGATGGTGCAACTACCAGCACATTATTGCAAGCAACACTATGAACATGAAGCAGGGTACCAAGCCAATAGGCAACGTTGGGCACGGTCACACAATCAACAATATCAGCACAAGTACAATACCCAAACTCGTAACCGCAATGCTACTAAGCATGATCAGTACCAGTTCTACCGTAGTCGTCAATGGCAACGGCTAAGGGAGCAGGCACTAGAAAGTGACCATTACATCTGTCAGTATTGTGGTCAGCCTAACAGTAATACAGTGGACCACATTGTACCCATCGAATATGATGGTGCACTCAAGGATAGCTTAGATAACCTAGCTACCATTTGCCGTCAGTGTCACCGCCTTAAAACTGATTGGGAACATTCATGGTATGGCACAGGCATTGACAATCGGCGCAAGCGAGTCGCCGAGTTACATGATGTACTAAGTATTAAGTATCTAATGAATAAGGATAATGGTAGCTAGTCTTAGTAGAGGATGCTTTAGAAAAAATGACATCCCCACGAGAGCCCCAGAGAAGCCACGGGACGAATACTAAACTATTAAGGATAATAAATCGAACTGGGAAATGAAAAGCACCCCGCCCCCCTCTACTGCTCAAAAAAGAGCGCACACATTGCCATCGCCCTGCACGCAAACGCTAATTTTAAAAATTTTACCCCCCGGGGGGTCAGACAAGTTGAAAGGAGGTCCAAACAGTGTCAAAAAAGGTCTACTATCGCCAGAATGACGGGCATTTGCCACCTAAGCCACCATATTATTTAGGCACCTTAGCAAGCTCCTGTTGGCGGAAAATCGTGCCCGTTTTAGAGAGCACTGGGCGGGTCCAACGAATCGACGCAGCGGTGGTGGAGCAATACTGCTCTGAATATGAAGTTTACCGTCAAGCATACAAGGATATTCAGGAAAATGGCATTCAAAGCAAGTTGTATGTTTCCTTGCAGGATTCGACAGGTAATATTATCGGCCAAGACTTTGCTGGCTACCGGAAGAATCCAGCAGTGGCGACAATGAATGACGCACTGAAACAATTGAAGTCGATTGGGTCACAATTAGGTCTTTCGCCCCAGGCCCGCCAAGAACTAATGCAGATTGCCAGTCATAAGAAAGAGAAATCAATGGCCGAACAGTTAAAGGAAGCAGGCTTAATTTGATTTTGGAGGTGATTTTCCTTGCAACAAATTGACCTAACACAAACTCATGACGTGATTGGTGCCTACCATCAATGTGATTTTGCTGGTGTTCGGCATAAGTATCGCGATCCAGCCACTAAGTATGCCTTTGATGTCCTTGATGAAAAAATTGTTAGCGGCTATTTGATTAAGCTGGCAGCTTTTCGACATTTGCGCGATTTGCAACGGTCAGAACAAGAAACGTTTGGCTATCATTACGACCTGAACGAAGTTGATAAAATTTTGAAGTTTGCCAAGATTGCCCCAAACGTGGATACTGATGAACCGACGGCTTTAATGGATTGGCAAAAATTCATTTTTGGCATGATTTTTGGCTGGCGGGATGATAAGAATAAGAAACGCTTTACGCGGGTCATTCTTTCAGTTGCCCGCGGACAGGGGAAGACCTATCTGATGGCTATTTACATGGTTTACTGCTTTCTAATCGAATCCATGGGATTAGCAAACCAAGATTTTCTTGTTACGGCCTCTAACTATGACCAGACCGGTAAACTTTATGGCTATATCAACCACATGTTGAAAATTATCTTTGACCGGCAACCAATTTTTGCTCAGTTAGCAAAGGAACAGGATATTGTAATTCGGGATCATACTGGAATTACAATGCGCAAGACCAACAATAACTTGTGGCCTATGTCAATGAATGCCGATAAATATGATTCCAAGCACTTTACGACTGCTATCTTTGATGAAATCGGAAATGTAGCTACTCGTAAAGGTAGTGAGGATATTATGTCTGGTCAATCTAAAATCCCCAATCACCAATATATTGAAATTTCAACAGCCTATCAGGACCCATCGGTACCATTTCATAGTGACCAAAAGGTGGTCCAACAAATCATGGAGCAGGATTATTCCCGTGACGGTGACCGGATGTTGGGGATGATTTGGGCGCAGGATAGCCTTGATGAAACTTTCAAGGAAGAGACCTGGTATAAGTCTAATCCGCTATTTTACTTACCGGGCCAAAAAGATGTTTTACTGGATGGCTTGCGGGACAAACGGGATTCAGATATGCTAACTGGTTCGATTGATGACTTCCAAAACAAGAGTCTTAACCTTTGGCTTCAAGAGGCTACTAATAGCTATTTGAAGTTATCTGATATTGAGCGGGCCAAGATGAAATT